CTGGACTCGGCGGCCTAGACCCAACCCGGGGAGGGGGCTTCGGCCTCCTCCCCTTCCTTTCGGAGGCCCCATGTCAGGCATGACTGGCAGCAACAAACCCGGCTCGGGTGTCCTCAAGACGGGCACCCTGGCCTCGAGCTCGGCCGCGGCGAACCAGCAGATCCTCACCTACACGGTGACGAGCCTGAAGCAGATGATCCTCTACTTCATCGAGATCAACGCCCTGCTGACCACCTTCGCCGCCACGGCGACGTTCTTCGGCACGGCGTCCATCCAGATCAACGGCGTCACGGTCCACACCTTCAACCTGGCCGGCAACGGCATCGCTCAGTACCCCGTGGAATGGTTCATCGACGAGGGAATCCCGCTCCCCGCCGGCACGGTCATCACGATCGTCTGCACCCCGTCCGCGGTCACCCCGTTCACCTGGGAAGCCAACCTCGTTGGCGTGGAGGTTTAATGTCCGACTACCCGAAAGTGAAGTACCTGCGCTCGCTGCAGACGGTCACCGTCAACTCCAAGGAGGAGGAGGACGGCCTGGTCGGCGAGTGGGGCGACGGCCCGATGGACTTCGGCATCATCACGGCCCCCGGCGCCGACGGCGTCACCTACGACGCGGCCCTGGACAAGTTCAAGGCGCCTGCTCCCGAGCCCCCCGCGCCGCCCCAGGAGCCCTCCGAGCCCGTGGCCGTGTCGACGTCCACCCCGGAACCCCCCGCCGCTCCCGTGGCCCCTGCCGTCCCGGCGCAGGTGTAGCCCATGGTGCACGAGATCGCTCCGTTCCCCGAGATCTTCCCCCGGCGGGTCTACCACCCACAGATGGAGTCCCGGATCGTCAAGAACAAGGCCGAGCTGCTGGCGCTGGGCTCCGGGTGGCAGAGCGCCCGCTATCCCGATCCGGAACCGGAGCCCGCGGCGCCCGTCGTTGTGGCGGCCGCCCCCGAGCTGCGCCCCATGCCGCCCGCGGCGCCGCCCAAGCCCCGGGTCGGCACCCGTGCCCGAAAGGCTGAGCTGTCATGACCACCGTCCTCGACATCATCACCGACGCGCACATCGCGCTCGGAGTGGCGGACCCCACCAACCCGCTGAGTAGCGATGCCGCGGCCTATGGCCTGCGAGTCTTCAATCGGATGCTGTCGAGCTGGAACAACGAAGGCCTGATGGTCTACACGGTCAACCGGACCGTGTTCCCCATCACCGCGGGCACGCAGGTCTGGACCCTGGGCACCGGCGGCACGCTGAACATGGCGCGCCCAACCCGGATCCACATGGCCTCCATCCTGATCCCCGGGACCTACCCCACGGAAATCCCACTCCAGATCTTCACGGACGAGGAGTGGCAGGCCGTGGCGGTCAAGAACCCCTCCGGAGGCTACCCCACGGGTCTCTGGTGCACCGGGGACGTACCACTGAACAACCTCTACCTATGGCCGGTGCCGGCCCTCACCTGCAGCCTGGTGCTCTACACCTGGGGCCGCACGGCCGCTTTCACGGACCTGTCCCAGGCCGTGGTCTTCCCCGACGGCTACGAGGAGGCCATGGTCAACGGCCTGGCGCTGCTCCTGGCGCCGTCCTTCGGCATCCAGCCCAGCCCGATCATCGCCTCGGTGGCCGGGGCGGCCAAGCTCCGGATCGCCAGCCTGAATTGGGATCCCATCAGCCTGAACGTGGATTCGGCCCTCATGGGCTCCGGGACTGACATCGCCATGCGGTCCTTCGGCAAGGTGGTTGACCCGTGACGCGGTTCCCGGGTTTCGTGGGGCCCAGCTACGGGCTGCAGTCGGTCAACGCCGACTGCCAGCGCTGCGTGAACCTGTTTCCGCAGCTCAGCGAGATTGGTGCCTCGGAGGCCGGCGAGATCGGCGCGCTCTTCCGCACCCCAGGTCTCACCCTTCTGGGGATCATCGGGGGCGGGCCCATCCGGGGCCTCTACACGGCCAGCAATGGTAACCTTTACTGCGTTTCGGGGAGTGGGTTCTACCAGGTGAGTAACTCCTGGGTGGGGACCCTCCTGGGGACGCTGGGCACCACCACCGGGGCTGTGCAGTTCGCCGACAACGGCGTGCAGCTGGTAATTACTGATGGGGGCGCTTATGTTCTGACCTTCGCGGGCAACGTGTTCCTGAACCTCACGAATACCCCCGGCTGGTTGGGATCGGATTGTGTCGCCTACCTCGACCAGTGGGGCATCTTCGCTCAGCCCGGAACCAACATTTTCTATACGTCGGATCAGCTGGATTTCACCACCTACGACGGCCTGAACGTGGCCTACAAGCAGGGGTTCAACGATCCCATCGTGAGCATCATCGCCGACAAGGGCACCGTGTGGCTGCTGGGGAAGGAGACCTCGGAGCCCTGGTACAATGCCCAGAACCCGCCCCCGGGGATCGTACTCAGCCGAGTCCCGAACGCCCTGATCGAGGTCGGCTGCTGCAGCCCCTACAGCCCCCAGAAAGTCATGAACACCCTGCTCTTCCTGGGGGACGGAAAGCACGGCGCTGGCGTCGTCTGGCAGATCCAGGGCTACGCTCCCAACCGAGTCAGCACCCACGCCGTGGAACTGGCTCTACAGGCCTATGGCTATGCCAACCTGCAGCAGGCCCGGGCCTGGACTTACCAGCAGGACGGCCATGGGTTCTATTGCATCAACGTGCCAGGCGCCCCAGTGACTTGGGTCTATGACGTGGTCGCAAAAGCGTGGCACGAACGCTCCCATCTTCTCCTAGGCCAGGATTCCCGGCACCAAGCCGACTGCCACGCCTGGTTTGGCGGCCAGCACGTGGTGGGTGACTACCAGATCGGTGCCCTTTACACTCTCGACAAGGACAATTTCACCGACAATGGGATGCCCCTTCGGTGGCTGCGCCGCTCGCCCCATGTGACAGCCAACCTGAACCGGATGATCTTCAACAGCTTCCAGCTGGACATGGAAACCGGCACCGGGCTGGACACGGGGCAGGGCAGCTCACCGGTGGTCATGCTGCGATACAGCGATGATGGCGGCCACACCTGGTCGAGCGAGAAATGGCGTCCTGCCGGCAACATCGGCGGTTATCTCTCCAGGGTCAAGTGGCAGCGTCTAGGACAGTCTCGCAACCGGGTCTTTGAGGTCAGCGGCTCGGACCCCGTCAAGACTGTGATCCTCGGGGCTGAAGTCAGCGTCGTTCCGGGGGTGTCGTGATGAGCGCCGTTCGGGTCTACACCATCAGCCCAGCTCCAATCCAGAATCCCTTGGTGGATGCCAATGGCTTGGCAACGGGCCCCTGGATCCAATGGCTTCAACAGAACCTCTATCCCCGTGTGAGCAACTCCCTCCAAGCTATCTCCATGACGGGAGATGTGATCGCATCAGGTGGGTCAAGCATCGTCACTACGATCAGCGCCGGAGTGGTGACCCTGGCGAAAATGGCGCAGCTGCCTGCGGTTTCGCTCATCGGCAATGCTCTGGCGACCGCTGGAACGCCCCAGGCCCTCACGGCTGCCCAGGCAACCGCACTTCTGGGTCTCTTCACTGCGGCCCTCCAGGGCCTTGTTCCGCCCTCTGGAGGCGGAATCCTCAACTACCTGCGAGCGGATGGCACCTGGCACATACCTCCCGCGGCGGGTCCGGCCGGGGGCGACGTGGCCGGAACTTACCCCAATCCCACCGTCAGTGGACTCAAGGGGCAAACTCTTCCAGCCCTAGCAACTGGTAACCTCCGCTACAACGGAACGGCCTGGACCATGGACGCAGCGTCCTATGCCCTGGATTCGGCCGTGGTGCACAACACCGGGCCCGAGACCATCGGTGGGGCCAAGACCTTCAGCACCGCTCCGACGGCGCCCGGCTACCAGGTGAGCGGAGTGCAGGTTCTCACCTCCCAGCAAACCGGCCTCGGAGCCACGTTGGGCGCCGCCACCCTCAGCGGGACATATGCCGCCGATCTGGCCACGCTCCAGGCCCTCTACAACAAGGTCCTCGCCCTCGAAACGAAGCTCAAGACCCATGGATTGGTGGCCACATGATCACGCACCGCGTCAGCACCGCCGGGTTCGGAGTCCAGGAGTATTCCCAAGAAGAGAAACGAGCAGCGATCTTCGCGGCTGAGGGACTCATTCTCCAAGCCAGGGAAGCCCAAATCACCATTGAACCGGAACATCTCTTCGTGCCGGGGCTTTATGCCCGGAAGATCGTGCTCCCGGCAGGATCCTGGAACACAGGCAAACTCCATGCCCAGGATGACCTGCTGATCATCGCCAAGGGCCGGGTGACGTTCTATACCGAGCACGGGAGCCGGACCCTGGAAGGCCCCTGCATGACCACCGTGCGGGCCAACACGAAGCCTTTGGTCTTTGCTCACGAAGAAACCTGGATGTTCAGCGCCCACCCGAATCCAGACAACTCGACGGACCTCGAGAAGATTGAAGGCCGCGTGGTGATCCCCAATGAACTGGGCTGCATGCCCAAGGAGGTATTGTCATGACATGGGTTGTCGCAGCAGTCGCAGGGGGTGCCATCCTCGGCGCCATCGTAAGCACCAACAATACGAATAAGGCTATTTCGGCGCAGACCAATGCCGCAAATAATGCTGATGCCACGCAAATGGCGATGTACAACCAGAATCGGACCGATAACATGCCGATGATGGATGCCCGGAACAAGGCCATGAGCCAGTTGGGCGACCTCACCGGTCAGGGGTTCCAGTACGACAAATACGCCGATCCGGGCTTCCAGTTCCAGATGCAGCAGGGCCAGGACGCCATCAACCGGCAGACTGCCAACCGTGGTGGGATGCTGGCGGGTTCCACCCTCGGAAGCCTGGAGAACTACGCCCAGGGCCTCGGTAATTCGGCCTACACCGGCGCCTTCAACCGCTACCAGGCCAATATCGGCAACCTGATGAGCATCGCCGGACTCGGGCAGAACGCCGGGGCGCAGGTGGGGCAGAGCGGGATGAATGCGGCCAACAACATCAGCAACAACACCATGAACGCCGCCAATGGTCAGGCTGCGGGCTATCTGGCAAACAGCAACATGATGACCGGCACGCTGAACAACCTGGGAACCAACTGGATGAACTACAACATGATGAACGGCATGAACAATAACATTCAGGGAAGCTACCTCCAGGGCATGGGGAACGGCAATTACGGTGGGTCAGGTTACGGAGGTTCTTCAGGTGAGGCCAGTTACTGGGGCACACCCGGGAACACCTACACCGGCTACAACGGTTCCATTGTTGATGTGGCCCCTTGAGGAGATGACCATGACTGATTTCGGCTCCATCTACAGCATGTCCAACCGGCCCACGTCGCCGGCCCCCGATTACATGCAAGCCCAGCACAACATGCTCTCCATGCAGGCCCTGGGACAGCAGGTGCAGCAGGGCCAGATGCAGACCCAGCAGATGCAGCAGGACCAGCAGGACCAGCAGACCTTGCGCCAGCTCCAGATGACCGGCCAGTATAAGGACCCCGCTTCCCTCGCGGATGCTGCTGCCCAGCAGGGCGTCAACCCCAAGACCGTCATGGCCTTGAAGATGCAGGGCATGGACTACCAGGGCAAGGTCGCCACCATGGCTAAGACTCTGGCGGAAACCGCAAAAACCCAAGGCGAGGTGGCGAAGCAGAACATTGATCTGCATCAGGCCATGTCCCAGGACGTGAGCAAGCTGGCCCTCACCGCTGCGCAAGACCCCAGTTTCAACCAGGCGAAATGGACCCAGGGACTTTCTTCTATTGCGCAGAAATATGCCCAACCAGGTCAGCAGCCCCCCGGAGCGCTTCCGGGGACGCTCCAGGAGTTTGCCCAATTCAATCCTGACACCATTGGGCACGCCATTTCCGCCGGCCAGACCTTCCAGCAGGCCTATGACCGAGCTTTTGGGAAGACCCAGAGTGATGCAACCGGCATCACCCAGGTCTATCCCCCCGCTGCCCCGGGACAGGCCCCGAAGGTCGTTCCCGTGGTTCAGCTCCCCCAGACCTCAGTCGGGAAGGTGAACTATGACCTGGAAAACGGCAACTTGACGGCCGGCGACGCGGCCGCCCTCAAGAGGAAGGAAACCTATATCGCCCCTACGGCCGTGACCATCTTGAACCAGGGCGCCCCGGGCGGTGCGAACCTGCCTGCGGATCCACAGCGCCCCTGGCGCCAGAAGCCCGAGTTCACCTCGCTGCCCGGGAACATGCAGCTCGCCGTGGACCAGTACCTCAACGGCGACTACAAGATCAACCCTCGGGCCCAGGGCGACCGCCAGGTTCAGCTCGCTGCCGCGAAGATTGATCCTGGCGTCTCCGAGCACGATTATGAGCTGAAGCAGAAGGCCCTGGCCGACCCCCAGGTGAACGCCACCAGCGCTGCCCTCGGGCATATCGGTGACTTCAAGGCCGCTCTGGCACAACTTCCGCCCCAGACTCAGGCCCAGGTGCTCAACACGCCTCTGAACAAGCTGTCCACGACGTTCAGCGACTCGCCCTATGCCCAGATCATCTCGGGGCTCCAAACCACCGGGCTGTCCCTCTCCGAGGAATACGGGAAGGCCCTAGGCGCCGGGCAGAACGTGGCCGGTGACATGAAGCGGGAGGCCGTGTTCGATCCCAGCAAACCCATTGGTCAGCTCACCGCCAACCTCAAGGCCGTCGGTAACCTCCTAAACCAAACCATCGGTGCCAAGGAGAACACCCTCAACCGGAACAACCCCAATCGGACGCCTCTCAGCCTTCTGGACCCTGGCGCCAACCAGGTGCTCCAGGATCTAGGGATCAACCATACGCCGGGGAACCGGTCATCTTGGCAACAGCAGCCTGCCAACCCGGGAACGACGCCCCCACCTACTGTTCCTGGCCTCCAGAAACTTACCCCCCAGCAGGCTTCCAGTCTCGCCCCCGGGACTCATTTCCTCGGCCTTGACGGGGTGGAAAGGGTGAAACACTGATGCCTGAAGACCCGTACGCCTCTTTCTCGACGCCTGCAACGGCTCCCGCAGCAGGTGACCCCTATGCCGGCGTGGCCTCCCCGGTGCACCCTTCCGCTGCCCAGGGCTGGCAAGCCCAAGTCAAGCCCATCGACCTGGGCAACGGCAAGCAATCCGTCCAGCGCAGTGATGGCGGTGTTTGGTTCGGCCTCGAGCAGGGCAACACCGGCAAGCCTGGGTGGTTCGACGGCAAAGGCAACCGCCTGGGCGATGCCCCAGGGCAGCCGGCACCCCAATCCATCCTCAGCAGCATCGGCCAGGGTATCAAGAACACCCTCACCTATGCTGGGGATGTGGCTCAGCGTCCATCCCAGGCCCTGGGTGAAGGGCTCGCGCGGATCACCGGCGACGATGACTGGAGGTTCAAGCGGGCCTCGGGTCTTGGTGTCTCCCCCCAGGCGGCGGCCCAGGACCGGGACAAGCTCGATCCGGTAACGGCCATGGTCACCGACGTTGCGGCCAATCCCCTCACCTATGTGCTCCCGGGTCCAGGGGCGAATGCCTCTCTGGGAGCCCGCATGGCCCACGGAGCCGTTGCAGGGAATGTTATTTCCACCATAGACCCCAATGCCTCTCCCTTATCGGTAGGTGCAGCCACGGTCCTGGGGGGTGCAACCCCTGCGGTTGTTCAAGGAGCGGGTTGGTTGGGTGGCAAGGCTGCCTCTGTCCTGGCCGGGACAAAGCTGGGGGCCCGGCTCGGGATCCCGGAAGGAGGGCCCGCCCCGACGGCCCAGCTGAAGCCAGAATATGCGGGGCAGGCCGCCCCCCTGCAGGACCAGATCGCGGCCGTCGAGGCCGGCGCCGACCCCAACGCCTTGCCTCCGCGGCAGCCTAGCGCCCTGGGCCTGTCCAAGCAGCTGGACGAGGCCGGGATCACCTCCCACACCGTGGGCGATGTCACCGGGGATCCCATCGTCCGGGCCCGGGAGGATGCGCTGGCCCGGAACAACCCGAAGATGATGGCCCTGCGCCTGCAGGAGAACCAGCAGGCCTCCAACTACGGCGACAAGGTGGTCGCGGATCTCCGGAGCACCCTCAACACCACCGGCTGGCAGAACGTGGATGACCTCAAAGCCGCGGTGGCCGCTGGCGGGAAGCGGGCCCCCCAGGCCCAGGCCCTCCTGAACGCCATCGAGAACAGCGGGGACGACTGGAAGCGAATCGCCCAGACCAGCGGCAACCTGAACCTGATGGTGAACAAGCTCAAGGCCGACCAGCTCTACGACAAGGCCGAAGCCATCGCAGGGCTCTACGGGCCCGTGACGCCCACCAAGCTGGCACGGTCCCTGGACGCCAACATCCGGGCCCTGGGCGCCGACACGGCCGGGGATCAGTCCATCGTGCCCTACCTGCAGCGGATCAAGGCGGGACTCGAGGACGGCAGCCAGGCCACGGACTTCGCCAGCCTGCGCCAGATGCGCTCCTCGCTCAACGACCAGCTGGGCAGCCTCACCGCGCCCAATTCTGTGGTACAGAATTCCAACGCCTCCCGGAACGCCCTGCAGAACGTCACCAAGGCCCTGGAGTCCGACCTGGACACCTACGCCAACAGCCACTCTGCGGGCCTCCGGAACGCCTGGAAGGACGCCTCGAACTACTACCGGGACAACGTTGTGCCCTACAAGGACGCCGAGGTGGGCAAGATCCTGGCGGACCAGGATCCCCTGGCCCTGGGCCGGCTGTTCTCCCAGAAGGACCCCTACTCCCAGCAGAAGATGTTCGACCTGCTGGGCCCCAAGGGACAGGCCGCGGTCCGGGCCGGCCTGGTGGGCGATGCCCTGGACGCCGGGGAGAAGACCCAGCGGGGCGTGATGGGCCAGAGCTTCGGCTCGGCCAACGCGGCCGCCAAGCTCGAGCAGCTGCAGCGCAACGGAACCATGGGCGTGGCCTTCCCTGGTGGCGAGGACAACTGGGCCGCCGGCGGCCTGGCCAAGATCCTGCGCATGGTGGACCGCAGCGACAACGTGGGGTTCACCCCACCGACGGGCGTCACGGCGCAATCGGTCGGCGCAAAGATCGAAGGGAACCAGACGGTCCTGGGCTCGACCCTCAAGGGCATCGATTGGCTGAACAGGAACAGCCTGATGGACCTCTACAGCGACCCGAAGGGCAAAGCCCTCCTAGGGCGTGCGAACGATCTCCCCCTGGGCTCCCCCGCCCTGAAGAACCTCATCAACAACCAACTCCCCAAGGTGCTAGGCGTCTTCGCTGGTCGCATGGGCTCTTCCACGGCTTCGGCCCCGGAGAATCCCAATGACCTCAGCCAGCCTCCCCGCTAACCTCGTCTTCAAGTCCTTCCTGGCCAGCGGCAGTCCCAACGCTGGCGGGTTCGTCTCCTTCTTCGCTGCGGGCACCACGACACCCCAGGCGGCCTTCAGCGACGCCACGGGTCTGATTCCTCTGGCTAACCCGCTGACGCTGGATTCTCTGGGCCAAGCGGTGTTCTGGTTGAAATCGGGCCTGACCTACAAGATCAACGTCACGGACTCCACCGGTGCGCAGCTGGCCGGATACCCCGTGGACAATATCGTCGCCACGGTTACGGGCGATTCCAGCGAGGTCAACTACCTTCCTTCCGGAACGGGCGCGGTCCAGACCAGCGTCCAGGCGAAGCTCCAGCAGACGGTGAGTGTGCTGGACAAGGGCGCTGTTGGCGATGGCTCAACCAACGACACTGCTGCCTTCCAAAACGCTATCAACGAGGCGAGTTCCACCGGTTGCGGAACCACCCTTGAATGCGTCCCCGGCAAGGTCTATATGTGCAACACCCTGACGCCCAAGAGCAACGTCACCATCGATCTGCGTGGGTCAACGATCAAACTCATCAGCGGAACAAATGCCCTGTTTTTCGATGGCACTGGAGTTTCTGGAACCAACTTCCAGATCAAGAATGGCACCCTGGACATGAACCTCGCAGGGAACCAAGCCAATCTGAATATGTGTGGTGGCGGAGCGTGGTTCGTTGGCTGGCAATGGGTGCGTTTTGAGCACATGGTTTTCCAGAACGCCTACCGCGATCCCCTGAATTTCAATGGATGCTTTGACGTTTCAGGGAATGGTCTTCAGTTCTTAAACTGCGGTCTGAACACCAACGGCAAGTTCGTGACTCTGATCGAAATCCTGAACGGATCAGCCAGGGCCAAGTTCACCAACATCTACGCCAACAACATCTGGGGATTCGGGTTCAGTGTGTCGGGAACGGCAGGTGCTAATTCCCTGATGAATGTCACCACCACCAACGGCTCTGCGGTGATGACCATCAACTCCTTCACGGGTGCAACCCCTGCCGTGGGCAACACAATCAACGCTGCTGGCTTCGTCCCTGGCACTACCATTCTGTCACTGGGCACATTCAACGGCACCTCTGGCACGGTGAACCTCAGTTCCAGTTGCCTGTTTGCCACCTCTGGTTCAACTGCCGTAACGGTTGCTACTGGCAACACCAATGTTTTCGATGTGGATATTGAGAACGTGGAACTCAACAACCTGACCCAGGGCGGTGTGGCCATTGGGATCACCTTCACTCTAGCCAATCGCTGCTCCGTAAGGAACTTTAGAACCTTGGCCGATGGGCAATTGGCCGATATCAACTCGTCCAGTTTTATCACCATGCAGAACCTGTATGCCAGTAGCTGTAACACCTCACCCATCAAAACGGGCGACAACTCCTCTG